ACCGGGCGAGTTTTTCTTTGATGACGAAGAAACGTCGCTGATCAATTACGAACGGCTGACGCTCGGTGATTTTGTCGTCGTCGAGCCGAACGTACCGTGGCAGAAATCGGTCGCGGTCAACAAGGATTGGGGAGACAAGTATTTCCACTTGACCGAGCGATTGACCAAGAGCGGCATTCAGGTGGTGCAGTTCATGCACAAAAACTCGGTGCGCCGGTTGCGCGGCGTCACGCAGTTGCAGTTCCAGAAATTTCGTGAAGTGATCGCAACACTGTCGCTGGCGAAACTCTACATCGGACCCGAAGGCGGAATGCACCACGCGGCGGCGGCGACCAACGTCAAGGCCGTCGTCATCATGGGGGGATTCATTCCGCCGTCAGTTGTCGGTTACGATTTCCACACCAACCTGACGGGTGGATCGCAGGCTTGCGGATCGATCCAGAAATGCTCGCACTGCCAAAAGGCGATGGAACGAATCTCCGTCGACGAAGTGTTCACCGCTGCGATGGAGAAACTCAAATGACGATGCGCTGCGAGTTCGACGCGCTGCAGATCAAAAGCGAAATGGAAGCGTTCATCAATATCCTCAAAAAAGAGAACGTGACCTCGTATCTGGAAATCGGCTCGCGCTGCGGCGGATCGTTGTGGCCGATCGCCAACGCACTGCCGAAGGGCGCGACCGTCGTCGCGGTTGATTTGGGTGCCCGGACGAAAACGGTCGAGGACAGCAAGCCGCACTTGATCCAGTGCGTCGAAACGTTGAAGAAAAAAGGCTATGCGGCGAGCGTGTTTTTCGGCGACAGCACATCGCGGGCCATTCTCGATCAGGTCTATAGCCTCGGCCCGTACGATGCGCTGTTTATCGATGGCAACCACACGCGGCAGTACGTCGAAGCCGATTGGAAAAATTACAGTCCGATCATCAGGAAAATTGTGGCGTTCCACGACATCAATTGGAAGCGACCGGAACCGCAACCGCCGACGCGGTATCCGATCGAGGTCCCGGCGTTTTGGGAAGCGCTGCGCGATCGTTTTGTGCACGAGGAATTTCGTCACGACAAGCAAGACAACGGCATCGGTGTATTGTGGCTGTAGCGTTCACGACTTGGTTCTGGGGAAACAAGTACGATGAATCGGCAGTGCGCAAACTGTACGCCGGAGTGAAGCGCAATTACCGCAGGGAGTTTCGCTTCGTCGTCATAGCCGATCGCGAATTGCGAAGCCTTCCGTCTGCGATCGAGCAGTTTCCGATTTCCGATCCGGGCCTGATCGGTCGCGGCTGCTTTCCGCGCATCAGGCTTTTCGATCCGACCTGGCAGTCGTGGCATGGCTTCGATGATGTCATTGCCAACCTCGATCTGGACCTTGTGATCACCGGTCCGCTCGATGACGTATTCAAGCGCAAGGAATCGTTTTCGATTTTGTGTGGCGTGAACAAGCTCAATCCCAATCCGTTCAACGGTTCGCTGATGATGTTGCGGGCCGGCCAGCATCCGGAAGTGTGGAGGGATTTCTCGCTGGAAGCCGCCGAACGAGCGCCCAAACACGAGTTTGCCGACGATCAGGGGTGGATCTGGCACAAGCTGCCGAACGCCACTGGCTGGAAAGCAGGACCGGAATCAGGCATTTATGCCTTCATGAAACACGGCTGGCCGCGTGACGTTGGCGATCGATTGCCGCACAATGCGCGGATCGTTGCTTTCGTCGGATACCGAAAGCCGTGGATGTTCGGGGGCCTGCCGTGGATCAAACAGTTTTGGGTCGAGTAAGTCCGCGTCAAGTTGCGCTGTTCATTCCGCCCGGTTTGAAGAAGGTGAAGCTGGCGCTGTTCGAGCGCATGGCGAAACACATCGAAGGCGGTGGCGGTCGCGTTGTCCGTTCCGATTTCGCCGCCATCAATAAATTGCCCGACGAGATAATTCCGATCGTCGGCTGTACGCCGGAGTTTCGCACCTACATTGCCGACTGGCGCGCGCGCGGACGCACATGGATTTATTGGGACCGGGGATATTTGCGGCGCGTCTATGCAACGTGGTTGCCGAAAGGATCAGGCATCGGAATCCCGATGGGCTATTACCGATGGCACATCAATACGCCGCAGATGCAAGAAATCTATGCGGTGCCGAGCGATCGCTTCGACGCGCTACGGTTGACCGACAAGTGCGAAGCCGGAAATCAAATCAGGCCGTGGAATAAAAACGGCGACCACATCCTGATCGCCGATACGCTTCCCGATTACTGGAAATTGTTTTCCGATCCGGATTGGACGAAGCGCACCGCGCGGCGTCTGCTTGCAGTGACCAAGCGGCCGATCCGCATCCGCGACAAAGAAAGCAAGGTGTCCCTGTATGATGATCTTAAAAACGCTCATTGCCTCGTCGCGCACGGTTCTATTGCTGCGGTTGAGTCTGTTGTTATGGGCTGTCCCGTTTTCGTCGAGCCGATGTCCGCCGCTGCGCTGGTGGGGTCAACGGATTTTGAGCAAGTGGAAACGCCAGTTTATCCCGAACGCCTGCCGTGGCTGCACTCCCTCGCCTATTGCCAGTTCACCGAGGATGAAATCGTAAACGGCACTTTGTGGAGGCTGCTGCGCTGATGCCTTGGGTGCGCTTCAAGGAAAATTTCGACTGGAAGCCGAGCGAAAAAGTCATGGTCGCATACAGGAAAGGAACGGTGCACTTGGTTCACAGCACATGCGCGGAGCAGGCGGTCAATCAAGGTCGCGCCGACATCATCGAGCGACCGGACAACATGCCTGCGCGCAAAGTCAATTTCAGCCCGAACGTGAAGAGGCGGTAAATGGCAGTCCTCGGCGATCTGCGCTACCTGATCGGCTTCTATCAGCGCAACGTCGCGCCGGATTCGCCGCCTGATTACGGCAAGCAGCCCGGTTATCCGCCGACGGCAACGTTCACGGCATGGGGAAACATTTCGCCCCGGCTCGGCGGCGAACAGGTCCTCGCCGCGCGCTTGACCGGCCACAACCTCGTGAACATCGTCGTGCGCAAGTCGACATTGACGGCGGCTGTGGACACCGACTGGATGGCGAAGGACGAGCACAGCGGCGAGATTTATAACGTCCGCTCGGTCATCGATCCCTATCAGGGGACGAATCTGCACGGCATGTATCTTGAAATGCTGTGCGAAAAAGGTGTGGCGGCAGTCTAAATGGCAAACAAATCAGTCGAACGTTTCCGGTTGCTGGCCGCTGATTTGCAGAAGCAAGTATTGGCCGACGCAATCAGCGAGTTGAATCAGCAAGCGGAAGATTTGCGCAAGTCGATCGAGGACGTGGCGCCGGTTTATCAGGGGCCGCCGATCCGTGGTGTCGTGCCGGGTGCGCTCAAGCATACGGTCAGCGTTGTGCCGGATCGGAGCAAGGCAACAGTGGTCCGCATCGTCGCGGGCGGTTATCAGACTGTCCGCTCATCGCTCAACGCAAAGCCGTTTGACTATGCGCGCGCCGACGAGTTCGGAACGCAAAAAATGGCTGCGCAACCGTTCTTTTTTCCGACCTACCGGCTGATGAAGAAAAAGATCATCGCGAAAATGAAGCGGCGGCTCGCCGCGCGCATCAAACAGTATTCCGCCGAGGACAAAGGCAGTACCGCATGACCGATCTTTCACTCGAATTGCAGGCGGCGATCATCGCCAAGCTGAAAGCCGATCCGGGTGTGCAGGCCGTCGTCGGCAACAATCCGCCGCGCGTCTATGACGACGTGCCGAGCGGCCCGACGTTTCCGTATATTTCGCTCGGCGACAATCAGGTGACGCCGGACGATTCCGACTGCATCGATGCGCAGGAAATTTTCTGGCAGATCGACGGATGGGTGCGCGATCCGCGCTACCCGATGGAAAAGAAATTGAGCAAGGCCGTCGTCGACGCTTTGGACGATGCGAATTTCAGCATCCCCGGCGTCACCGTCACGTTCTGCTACCTGAACACGATCAACTATCTTCACGACCCGGATGGGATCACCCGGCATGTAGCGATCAGTTTCCGCTTCGCGATCCAAGCGGCTTAACCAAGGAGAAGTTAGATGGCACAACCGACCGTCATTGCTGGCACCAAACTGCTCGTCCTCATCGGCGCGGGCGGCGACAGCCCCGGCTCACCGGACGTGTTCAACGAACCGTGCGGCCTCACAGCGAAAAATCTTGACCTGACTGCATCGACCAACACGACGAACATTCCGGACTGCGCAAATCCGGACTTGCCGTCGTGGGAAGCCAAGGACGTTGCTTCGCTCGCCGCCGAAGTGACCGGCAACGGCGTGATGGCGGTTGAATCATTCCACGCATGGCTGGATTGGTTTTTGGGCGCGCAAGAACGGCAAGCGCGAATCCAGTTGGTGTCGCCCGTCGCGTTGCCACTGTCGTTGGGCTACTTCCAGGGCGCTTTCATCTTGTCCAAGCTGACCTACAACGGAACGCGCGGGCAGAAGGTGAACATCGATGTCACGCTGTCGAACAATGGAGCGTTGGTGTTCGTACCGGCGTAAGTGAAAATGCCGAACGGCGAAATTGAACTGGATTGGGGCGACGGCAAACACAAGTTCAACGTGGCGAAGCTGAAGTGTGTGCTGGAGCTTGAGGAAAAATGTGGCTGCGGTTTCGCGGAAATCTACCAACGGCTCAGCAGGGGCCAGTGGAAGTTTAACGACATCCGCGAAACCATACGGCTCGGCTTGATCGGCGGTGGTTCCCCGCCCGATCGGGCGATGACACTGACCAACCGCTATGTGGATGATCGACCGTTTGCGGAAAATGTTCTGCCAGCACAAGCGATCATCATGGCGGCACTGATCGGTGTACCAGACGACAATCCAGAAAAAAAAACTCCAACGGGGCAAAAGGTCGACCGTTCTTCGACGACAGCGGACGAATCATCAAATCCCGAATCTACGGAATCGGAGCCGCGATCGGATTCGATCCGCGTCAATTAGATGAAATGACGCTGTGGGAGGTTGCCGTCTGCGTCGACGGAATCAACTACGCAAACAATCCGGAAAAAGAGGACCTCGAAGCGCCAACCGATCAGGAGTTTGATCAGATGCTTCTCGACTTCGATCATCTTCGTGCAGCACACCCAAGGCCGAACTGATGGCTGATACCGCAGCACTCGTCGTCGCGTTGTCCGCGCAGGTGACGAAATTTGAAAAGGACATGAAAGACGCGGTCGGCATCGCTGACAAGCGAACGAAGCAGATCGAGGATCGCTTCTCGAAAATGAACGATACGATTGCCGACAAGCTGCAGGGCCTCGCCAACGTCGGCGCGGGCCAGCTTCCGTTGGGAAATTTCCTAACCAAGATCGGTCCGGTCGGCGTAGCGGTCGCAGCCGGCATCGGCGCGGCCACGATCGCGTTCGATGCGTTGTCGAAGGCTGTGGCGAACTATGTGGAGCAAGCGAGCCATCTGCGCGATGCGTCGGACACGACTGGCCTGACCATTGTGCAACTGGACGAGCTCGCCAAGATCGGCCTCGATGTCGGCGTCAGCGCCGAACAGGTCGAGCAATCGATCGGCAAAATGACGGTGGCGATCGACGGCTTGAAGGAAGCGCAAGGGCCGCTGTTCGACAAACTGAAGCAGTTTCCGCAAGTGTTGTCGGACATCAATAATGCGCGCGATGCAGCAGGCGCGATAGACGTCTTGGTGAAGCACTTCGCCAGCCTCGGAAGCGAGTTTGAGAAAAACGCTTTTCTGCGCGCCGCGTTCGGTCGCGGCGGCTTGCCGTTCGGCCGGGTGCTCACAACGTTGGGGGAAAAGAGCGGATTGAAACAAGTCGAGGCTGACGCGATCGCGGCTGGCAAGGCGCTCGATCCGGACATGATAAAAAAAGTCGACGACATGGCCGACCAACTGAAACTGATCAAGAAGCAGACCGACGATTTGTGGGGCGAAGCGTTCGGCGAACTGATCCTGTCGGCGCAAATCAGGGCCGCGCAGAACCTCGAAAAGATGGCGCAGGCGGCCAAGGATCTGATGGACGGCTTCAACAATCCGGAAGCGAAGTCGGCGATCGTCCAACTGATCGAACTGGCGAAATCGAAACTGCCCGCGATACCCACCGCGCCGACAACGAACATCCCCGCCGCGAGTGGATTGCAGCGCGGACAGCCGGTGCAGCAAGTCGTGCAACCGGAGTTCACGCGCACGACGCAGCCGGACGTTCTGGCTCCACTGACCGGCGAACAGACGACAAAAAAGATGGAGGAACAAACCGCCAAGCAAAACCTGACAATCGAGCAGCGCATCAAGGCGCTCAAAGATTACATCGCGGTCATGGGCGACCTGACGTCAGCTACAAAAAAACGTGAGTTGGTCGAAGCCGAAGTCGATAAAGCCGTGCGGGACAAAACGATCACGCCGGAAGATGCGAACCGGAAAAAAACAATCGAAACGATCGATCTGATGATCGAAACGCTGCAAAAAGAAATCACCGCCAAAGGAGCATCGGCGGACGCTGACGATCGTGCGCAACTTGAAGAACTGAAATTGCAGCGGGCCAAAGCCGCGGGCGTTTTGTCGTCGCAACAATACGTCACCGCGTTGAGCGTGGAAAAGACGCAGAAGGACATTGCCGCCCTGGCTGCGAAGGAAGCCGCGCAGACGGCGACCGAGGAAGAAATCGCGCGCAAAAATCTATTGCAAATCCAGTTGCAGTTGCAGCAACAGGGCCAGAAGAACATCGACATCACGGTGGCGGAAACGATCGAGCATAAAAAAGCCAAGGAAGCGATCGAGGCGCGCGCGGTCGCGGCATCCAACCTTCCGCAGGCGATGCGCTACGCACAGGACTCGATGAACGGATGGAAGCAAGCCGATCAGGCGCTTGTTTCGTTCGCAGGCAATTTCGAGAACGCGATGGCGGATCTGATCACCGGCAGTAAATCGGCGGCGGAAGTTTTCAAGTCGCTGACCGATTCGATCATCCGCGATCTGATCCGCATGTCGGTGCGCATGGCGATCACCGGGCCTCTGTTCAATGCCTTGACAGGTTCACTCGGCGGCGGCGCTGGTTTAGGAAGCGCGTTTTTTGGCGGCGGATCACCATCCGGTTACGGGCGCGCGATCGGCGGTCCTGTCTCGGCGAATCAGCCGTATGTCGTCGGCGAAAAAGGACCCGAGTTGTTCGTTCCGACATCGGCGGGCCATATCGTTCCCAACTCGGTATCGGGCGGCACCGCGCAGGGCGGTTTGAAAGTGACTGTGAACAATTATGCTTCGGGCGATACCGACACGACGCAGCAGCAACAACAGGGACCGAACGGAGCGGAACTGATTATCGGCATCGTGAAAAAGGAAATGTCCAAAGGCGGATTCGATGATGTCAACAGGGGCCGCTACGGATTGCGCGCGGTTAAAGCACGATGACCATAGCAGCATGGCCTTCAACACTTCCGCAGTGTCCGATCCTGACCGGATGGGATGAAACGCCGCAAACCAACGTGGCGACGTTTTCGCCGGAAGTCGGTCCGCCGAAATATCGCCGACGGTCGACGGCAAAAGCATGGCTGTCGGATACAACGTGGCGCATGGCCAGCGCGCAAGTGGCGACG